TTATTTATTACCCTCCTATTAATCCAACGCAATAATCTTAAAGATTTCTGTTTGAACGAAATTACGGAATTTAACGTACAAGCAAGCATAGATAATTTTATTGGAATTATACAATGCATTGGATACATATTCGATTTCGAAAGAAGAGAATAAGTGAGAATAACGGTTAACGATCAAATCGTTTACGTCTTTCTTGTACTTAGTTAAATCATCGCCATCAAGGAAGCTATAACGGATCTTAGGACAAAGTTCACGAATAGCTTTGATTACTTGTTGAACTGCAAGAACGTTGTTGATCCAAGATAATTGAGTATAACGAGTTTGAGAAGTATACTCAGAGTTCATAGTCAATACATCGCCATTATAGAAAGATAAGTAGTTGATACGCATATCATCTAATTCTTTGAATTGGTCAACGTAAGGAGTATGTTTAGGAGCAAAGTTCAATGTACCTTCAACATAGGAATCATTAGGAATAATGATTTCGTATTTTTGACCACAGAATGGACGGTTACGACCATTGATGAAGTGTTTAACAAACAAACGAGTCAAGTCATAAGTAACTGTAACAGGAATTTGTTTCTTAGTATAAGGATCATAAATTTCGTAAGAGTTCATGTATGTTGCACAGTAACGATTCTTAGCGTTTTCATAATCTTTAATACGAAGTTCTTCAATAGAGTTTACGTTAAGACCCATATCACGGAAGTATACGAAGTCTTCACGGAATGCAGCCAATTGTTCAATAGCACGTTTAACTGGTTTTGGATAGTTAGCATCGAAAATACAGTCAATACGGTTATTATCCAAATCATAGATATCATCGGAGAAAGAACCGTCGAAAGCTTTGATCAATTCTGCTTCATATTCTTTAGCGTTAATAGGACGATCACCAAAGGAACCATTGGAACCGTTTTGTAATCTGATACCCATAACGTTGGAAAGGTTTACACCATCGGAAACGTCAACAGATAAGTTATTGTAGTCACGACCATTCAAATCAGTACCGAACAATACGTCAGCAAATTTGAAATCATCATCACCAATCAAGTAACCTACGTTGTTAACGAATGCTTCATATTCTGCATCAAAGAATAAAGCACGAAGTTGTTTAGATTGCATACGGATTGCATTAGACAATGCCATATTTTTATCTCTTTCAACAACGTCAGGATTCATTGTGAAGGAAAGAGTTTCTAATGTAGTACCATTTTCGATGATGTCGATGAAATAGCGTACATAGGAAACTGGATGAGAGCTAGTAGTGTCAGAATAAATACGGAAGGATTTATTAGAAGCACCACGGCCATTGTCAGCTAACAAGAACAATACATATTCGTCATCTTCACCGATTTCATGTTTATGACCGAAATCGTTTTTCAAGATTTTACCGAATTTTTTAATATCGTTACCATCAGAAGCAACAGATTTTAAACGGTAAGTAACTTTAACGAAGTTTTCCAATACAGGAATATTCGCAATACCATTTGTATTAGCATCTGTAGTAAGTCTGTTAGTTGTAGGGTTTGTAAACAATGGAAGACCACTGTCGTTTGTTTTTTGTTTCTTTTCGTTCTTAACTTCTGCAACTACACCAATATTTGCAAGAGTAGCATCAGTAGCAACAATACGTTTGAAAGTAACGTAGCCACCAGCATTAATAATATTTGCAGCTTGGATTAAAGGTTGACCATGTTTGGAGTAAGAAGGAGTTTTTCCGTATAAATCAAAGAATTCACTACCGAAAACTTTATGTTTCCATTCTTCAGGACCTTTATCAGCAGAACTTACGACCATAAATATCGGACGGTCAGTGGTATCTTCAGCAATATCCGTAAAGGTACGAATATCAGACTGATCATCGATGATGGTAGTTACACCAGGAGCTGCGAAAAACTAATAATTTGAAATCATTACAATCAATGATTATTAGTGATTCTATATATATAGAACCTAAGGATTATCATAATTCACTATAATGACTAGGACACATAGCAAAAAATGGCCCCCAGATTTAATATAATGTTATTCTAGAGCCTTCAGCTTGACTGCTATTCTTGGCCTACTAGAATCTCTTCTAATGGTGTATCTTTAGGATTTTCATTCATCATAGCAGCTAATACAGACTCATCAAAGTCTTCAGAAATTAATGCTGTATATGGTGAAATAAGTCTAGATACATTACGAAGAGACATGGACTTATATGCATTCATATCTTTTGAGCCTGATAAACGGAAAGGTTTAGTTTCATCATTCTTTGCTCTACATACTTCAGAAATTGCAAAGCCAAACATTTGGTTATTGATCCCATAAGAAGAACCATTTATTTCCATATTTTCAATAACCAAATCTTGAATATTTTGATATGGGATTGTATTAATTACATAACCAAGCATGAAGAAGAGGTTAAGCATCTTTTCACAGTTACCAACGAATTGGATAACTTTAGTAGATACGATGATTTGATCATCATCTCTATATCTAAGGATACGATAATCTTCTGGATCACTATTGGCAGTAAGTTTAAGTTTCTTAACCTTAGTAACTTCATAAGGTCTAGTAGCAAACATGGATGGGAATCTAAACATTCTTAGTCCATCATTCTTACCAGTTTCGATATCTTGAACAGTATAATTGAATATACCCATGATATTGATATAGTCGCCTTCTTGTTCGGCAATATTTCTATCGAAATACTTTTCTGGAACGTATGCTACCATTTCTTTTCCTTTAGCTGAGAATAAGATAGATTCTTTCTCTTGCTTGCAGAAATAAGGAAGTTTAGCCATTAATTTTCACTACTTTCTTCTCAAACACAATAGAGAGATTTAAAATAAGGAAGTGCTAGTTTATCTTCTTCTGTAAGATCTTCTGATAAAGATTTCTTAAAAGCAATCTTACCAACTGTTTCTCTTTGATGAGGATCTGCACCATTATCCATTAGATACTTAGCAATAGCATAGTTACCATGCTTTAAAGCATTATAGAATGGCCAGTTATCATAACAGTCAGCAGTAGCTCCTAATTCCATCATATATTTAACCAAATCTAAAGAAGAGTATTTTACAGCTTCATTAAATGCAGAACCATTTCTAATATTTCCGAAAGATCCACAAGTAGGTTTGATATCATTTTCAATAGCAAAGTCTACTAATACTTTTAATCTTTCTAATTGGTTAGCATTTACTGCATCTAGCATAAGATCTTCTATTTGGAAAGGTCTATCTAACCCAACATGCTTATCATATACAGCAATTAATACCTTCTTAACCACTGATAGTTTAGTATTAGGATTTTGAATAATGGTAGATAAGATAGGTTCGTCTAATTCTCCAATATGGAGTAATAAGATAGAACTAATAATATCATCATATGGTTTCTCAAGTATCAATTCCCATAAGAATGGATTATTATAGAACTTTTTGTTCTTAATAATAAATGGTTTCTTTTGTCTAAATTCTTCTGTGTCTATCTCATTTTCAAAAGAAGAATTGTAATTATAATCCTTATAATTGATGCCTTTAGATAAAAGGCTACTCATCAAAAGGCTATCATTAATTAGTGCTTTTTCACCCAATTTGGTCATCTCCAATCATTAAAAATATCTATTATAAGTAAGTCAAAGAAATAGAAAATCCCCTAAGGAGAACTAACTCCTTAGGGAATGATTGAGTGTTAAGTGTTACTATTAGAATGAACACCAGCTCTGTGTTCCCAATCTTCACTCATATTTGTACCAAAGTCATTGAAATGACGATCTGCAAATAAGATTAAACCATTCTTATACATTACATTTTCACCATTACAACCACATTGGTTTTCATATCCATCGACTGGTACATCGAATTGTTTAATAACTTTAGGCATAGAAGTAGAACTTCTACCAGCATTTTTAGCAATAGGAGTTGTATCAGATTTGGAAGCAGTAATAATACCTTCAGATGTTGTACCACCAGTGGTTACACCATTAGAGTATACACCGCCTTTAATAACCGCACCTACAATAGTTCTACCAACTGTAGTTCCTCCAATAATAGTGCCACCTATCAAAGTACCTCCAGTAGATACCAAGTTACCAGTAGTTTTACCACCTTCAATAGTAAATTGTTTACCATTAATACAACCAGTAGCAATACCGCCTTCACCAATACCGCCTTTTGTAGTACCACCAGTAGTAATATCTCCTACTGTAATACCACCAGTAGTGATCATATCTTCACCAGTAATTGTGGCATTAGTAAGAATACTATCTTTAATAACAGGATTAATGATAGTACCATTAGAAGTCTTACCACCAGATACAATTGTATTGATAGCAATTACATTGGAGATTGTTCCCTTTACTGTAGCTTTAGAAACGATTTCTGTTTTAGGATCTTTCTCTCCATCTACACTTCCAGAACGAAGAATGGCATTTAAGATTTGACCTTCTGTAATAGTACCGTTTAGAGTATCACCATTGATGACTGTGATATCCATCATACGATCATTCTTACCTTGAGCTAAACCATCTACAGTATGACCATTGATCTTACCATCAATAATAGTACCTTCAATAAGGTTACCGTTTTTATCAATGATAGCATTTACAATAACTGCTTCTTTGATAACTTCTGCAGACGTAGTACCATATCTATGAATAGAATTATCAATAGTAGAACTTTGACCAGCAAATTTAGAGTATTCGGATACTCCTCGTAATTGATCTGTTTTGATAACTGTTTTGCTAGTAGTATAATCTACAGAACTATCGATCGCTAATTTAAACAATGTAGCATTATTGCAATCATAAGTTTTATAGATATCAGTAAGCTTACCAGTTACTTGTTTTAATACGCCATCTTCCACATATTGGAAAGTATATACTTTGCCAGGTTCTAATTCGATGGTAACATTCATCTTGGCATCGCTATATTTGATAGTAGCGATCAATGTACATTTTTGAGATACATCAACACCAGTAATCATAGAAGGAGTACAACAGCAACAAGATAAATTCAAAGGACCTTCTGCTCTATATAAACCACTCATCTGACCAGGAGTGATATTGGAATTCTTCGTAGTAGTATAATCAGAACAACATCTTCCACCAACTACACCGCCATTATATGCTGGAGTTGGATCAAAGACATGATTAACTTCATAGCAGTCATTGCTGCTAGAAACTGTATAATGACTATGAGAATTGCAAGATTTGCATTCAGACATTTACTTTACCTCCTTTAAGAAATTTAGTATTATAAAGATGTGAACACACAAGAAGATGGATAAGGGAAATGAATCCCTTATCCAATGGTTTATTGTTCAGTTGGAGTAACTTCAACTTTTGTAGCGTCTTGTAGAGGTAGATCCTTAATAATCTCTGTATCCTCTTTAACGCCTTCAGCAATAGCTTCTAATTCTTCCTTAGTAGGTGAGTTTATAGCACTGTAAACTAGTACTAATAGTTTGAAGAATTCTCTTACTTGATTAATAACGTCAGGATATTCATCAATTTGAGATTTAGTCATATAAGACCAAATAGAGATATTCTTCATAATCATCATAATGAAGAAGTTTGTATGACTATCAAAAGGAGAAATACCTCTAGCAACTTTGGATAGAACAATAGAGAACAAAGCACCAAAGTCATATTCCTTTTCTGCTCCATTCTTTAATTTAAATCCAAAGTGCACTAATACCGCATCAGTAAGTTCTGGTAAGAATGCATTGAATTCAAAACCAGATCTGTTTCTTGCAGTATATAGATCTTCGATAGATCTTCTTAATCTTACTTCATTATTATAGATCTTAAGAATATTGGTTTTTAAAGCTTTGATGAAGATAGCTGGATATGCTTGAGAAGTAAAGTTAGCCATTTTATAAGCAAGATATACTTTATCAATGATCTTCTTAGTCTTTTCTCCATCATTAGCAGCTTCAGCTTTAAGCTCTTCCATCATCTTATCACGTTTATTCAAATCTTTATCTTCGTAATAAATATCAAAGATCTTTTGAATATACTTAGCATTTAGCTTTGTATGTTTAAAGAAGATAGAACCAGAGATATCATGTTTTCCATTGAATAGAGGTTCGTTCAATTCAGCATCAAGTTCTGCTTCTAGTTCTTTAATAGTTGCATTCATTTCATCTGTTTCTTTTTCTAAGATTTCAGATGGTTTTAAGATTGTTTCTTCAGTCATATTTCCTCCATTATTTAGTCATATTAGCAGCAACTTTAGGATCCAATGTTTCGAAGTAATCTTGTTGCATTTTCAATCTTACTAAGGTAATAATATCACCACGAAGAATTGGATTATTGATTAATTGGTTATATAGGGCAAATAATGGAACACCATTCGTTATTTGAGATAAGAAGATATTAATAATATTAGTATCTACCATACCGTATGCATAACCATAAACAGTTGCATCAGGAACTTCCATATTTTTAATATAAGAAAGAACCAATGGAAGGTTAGCCGTAATTACTAATAATGCATTATCTTGACCAAAGATTGCTTTACCATAATTAGAACTCATATCTTTATTTAGTTTCAATTGTTCTAGATTGAAAGTAGAGTAAATATTATCTCTTTCTTCATATAAGAATCTAGAGAAGAAGGAAACTAAATAGTTATTGAAATTAGATACGAAGAAATCATAGATAAACATTGCAGCCAAATATAAATCAGTTTCTTCATTTTCAATAAATTGGAATCCATATTTTTTAGATACTGCAGAGATTGTATCTCTATACATTTCTTTTTCTTTAGCAGAGATCTCTTCTTGATCATATGGATAAGTTGTATAAAGTTGTTGAAAGGTTTGTTTAAATGCTTTGACGATATTAGGTTTTGGCAAAGTATCAAAGCGGTTAAACATTTGAGTCAAAGTATCTTCGACTACATTCATAGCATAATCGCTATCAAATTGAACAAGAATACTGGCTAATTGGTTATCAGATTGAAGCTCGTATTCTCTGTTATTCATAAGGAAATCTAACATTAGGCGGTACCTCGATTATAACAATTAAAAGTGTACAAAGTTCTTATCTATTTGTAACCATTGCCTTAATTTTTTATATTGAGAATATAGGTATTATGCCATTTGTTGATAATCTATTTTGTAATGAGTTCTAATAAGTTTATTATTTTCATCCGTTTTAAAGTTAAAGTAATTTTTCCCAGTAACCATTTTAAAGAAATAATAGAACTCATTGGTTAGGTTATAACCATATACATTATTCATATCATTTTGAAGAATATCAGAAACTGCATGATGGAAACTAATAACCCAATATTGGTTTTCATCAATATTCTTAACTGATCCTCTTTTGACATTTAAAAATCCCAAACCTAGTAAAATTCTAAATTGAATAAGCTCTAGCAAAGAAGTAGATTCATTTGATTCGAATTCAGTATATAAAGCATCTTCTTCAATATACAATTCTTTTGATTTTGTATCTACGATTATCCCTTTAAAATCACAACAACTATGATTCTCATCGCAGATATTATCAAGATCAAACCTTTTTACAAATATTATATCTTTGAATGATACCCTATAAGGCTTAATTAGTTCTGAATTCAATATTACTTCTTTTGCTAGATCGTTTAACTTACCCATTATAATACTTAACTCCTATTATTAACTCTTATTATGTTTTAATTTATCTATTGTAATCCATTATCTTCTTTATTGTTTTCATAATAAAGATCTCGCTCTCCAGCGTTCATTAGATTATAAATAGATGACTGACTCATTTCTTCTTCGGTTTTATTGAAATCTAAGAAAATCGAAGTTGGAAGAGAGCTATTATTTGATGCCATAGAATATTCGTCATCAATGGATACGTCATCTGGATTGATTTTATATTTTCTAGCATAAGCTTCTCTTACAACTGGGTTTTGAAGCATTTCCCTTAATAGAGCAGTTTCTTGTTTACGTTGTTTGGTCATATAATCACCAAACAATGTATTCATGGCTTTTTGCATTTCACCCATTTGATTTTGGACTATTGATCCTCTATCATCATCAGGTCTGTTGATATATTCTATTTCTTGAGTGATATCGGTCATGTTTTCATCGATACTCATATCAAGAACTTCATCTATATCATCTTCTGTTTTGATACTGCCCTTTTCAATACCAAATAATTCTTTTAAGTTTTTACCTTCATACCATACATAAAGGCCAACTAAGTATGAGAATATTTGGTCATCGTGTGTTAAAGCAGAGTGCTCTACTTTACCATTACGTTTTACTTCTAGACCACGCATTTCTTGATAAATACTTGGGGAGATAAATTTATCTTTATGATAATTAACACGTTCTCTAAGTATTTCTATCAATAAGTCACGAACGTTGTTTGTAGATGTAAGACCATATACTTTAGTCTTACGTTTATTTCTGATAATACGATTACCATCAGTAGTTTCTTCAAGAACTCTATCTTTAATTTCGTAATAGAGGTTTTTCTTAACTGGTGTTTCTAACAACTTACCAATTACGGATAAACCGTAGCCACCATTTCTTTCGACGTTTACAACGGCATTAGGCATCATATTAGTTACTAGATATTGAACTACCCTAGCAAGTTCTATATTAGAAATTGTATTACATTTCAAATCGGCAAATACTCTAGTTGTCTTAGAGTCTATACAAGTAATACAAGAACTATCTTTAGATACACCACCAGATGGATCGACACCAATGATTGGTGGGTATTTAGGAACTAAGTTAGACTTAAGTGGTATTTCTTCATAAATATTGAATTGGTATTTACCAAAGATAAGAAGTGTCTTCTTAGGTTCTTTACAATACTTACGAATGCCATCTAATTCATCTTTAGTGAATGGGTTATTTTCAGATTCGTCAGACCATTCAAGAAGGATTTCACGACGGATAAGAGGCCAATCCCATTCCAAATCTTTACATTGTTTTTCAAACCATTCTTCAGTATAACCAAGTTGTTGGTAAGTGAATTGAATATGGACAAATGTAGAGAGTTTATTAGCATCAATGATTTCTCTTAATTGAGGATATGTAAGATCATACCATTGTTCACTAAACTTAGAAGCATTGTTTAATACTGTATAAGCATACTTACCTTCATCATTAGTTAAGAAGCCAGGAGTTGTAGTATATACTACGCCAAAAGGAACATTGTTTTGTTTAGCAATTTCAATGGCCTTACTCATCGCTGGTCTCATATTACCATAGATAGTTTTCATGAATGGAATAAATGCAAATTCGTCAGCCCATAAGAGAGGGAATGTTTGACCCCGAAGCAAGTTAGCAGCTGCTAATTCATTTCTTGCTTTAGCGTAGGTCTTAATATTGTTTCTATTAATAGCATTTTCCATATAGACTTGAGTACTTTGAACTTGTTTCTTACGAGTACCATCCATAGTAAACTTAGAGTCAAATCTAAGATAAGATGGAAGTAAGTCACGTATTGCTCTAATACGAGATAAGTTCAAGCGGCAGTCTTTAGCTTCTTTGTTAAGAAGAGAAATTTGTGTATTTTGAGTTCTGAAGTTATAGATGTATGTATATAAAACAGCTGTACCAATAGTCTTACCTGTCTGACGGGGCTGTAGTAATAAGCAGTCAAAGTTCATGATTGCCATGTATAAGAATGCCATATTACCACGGTTTAATATAAACTTAGACGGTTCGCCAGATGATGGGATACGAGCTACTTCTCGAAGATAATACCAGAAGTTATTTCTTACTTCGGCCAGTACCTTCATTTTATATAAAGTACTCAGATTTGGATCGTGTGGATCTATATTTGCAAGATCTGGATCTAATAAAGCCAGCATAAATCTATGGTTTTTGACACCAATAGATTTAAGATAGTTACTCATTTCGATGAAGGATTTATTAGTAGTAGATCTTTGATAATATACCTTCTGACCCTGATTCTCCATCATAGTTGGAGCATCATAAATCATATTTTGATTAGGCATGATTAAGCAATAACCCTCCTTTGTAAATGTAATCTAAAAGCAGATTATTATGTAAATGTCGCAGTTTATAAAAGTAGATTTAATCGTATACTATAATAATGAGATATGTTTATATTATAGGAGGATATGATGGAGAATATTTATTTACAGTTAATAGATACTGCATATAGAGATATATTGTCTCATATATTTGGTGCAGATAATACTATGCTTAATACATATCATACTTTATTTTTAGTGATATTTCTAATCGTATTTGCTAATAGAGGGATGGCTTTTCTATTGAGAAGGCATCATATTATAAGCAAGATAATTTCATATATTTTATATTTTTTAATCATTATAATAGATCTAAGTCTATTAATAGGAGTTTAGAATGTGTGAATCATTATATACAAAGAGCTGTGAATTTGCAATAAAGGCATTTAATTATTTAAATACAAGAGTTAACAGAACAAGAATACCATTCTTTCAATTAGAAACGGCTCCTAATACTAATACTGTTGGTCATGTAGTAAATGGTACTATGACTCTAAATATTCATAATATATTGGAGTTAGCAAAGACTTTTGATAAATATGATTGGGCTAATATTAGAGGGCTGATTTTAATTACTATAATTCATGAGTTATCCCATATCAATCAAAATATAGATTATAATAGATTTTCTAAAGATGAAGCATATCATCAAAAAATAGAATTGGAGAATCATTATAATGCATTGAATTTCATGCTAAATAGAGAGGAAGAATTACATAATCTTTTCGGAGATTATTCTGATGATATTTGTCTTGATCTGGAGTTAACTCAAAAGTGTTTAGAGAATCCACAATTAAAGAATTCTTATAAGTTAAGAAATACAGATGATGTAGCAATAGTATCATTGCTAAATATGTTTACTGGATTGAAGAAAGCTGATAGGGCAAAGGTAGAAGAATGCTTGATAAATTCTAATCAGGTATTTGTGACTTATAAAGATAATAATGAAGTTTCTTCATATAAGTACAGTGAGATAGTTAAAGATATAAAAGGTATCTGGTATACTTATAAGATATTCAATATCATCAAATTCATATTCACCTTGCCAGCATATAGAGTAAATATAGTATTAGAGGATAATACAGATCTCTATATAAACTTAACTAGAAATGATAATGGCCAATTATCAGAATCTGCTGGTCAGTTTGTAGCAAATATAATTACACAATAAAATCAGGGTATAGGCTATTGTGCCTATACCCTATATCTTTTTAAGCATGTGTATTTTCTTTTTTTAAATTGATAAATAATTCACACCAATTCTCTAGTGTAAGATCTACTAATTCGAATACGTCTTCTTTTTTATACTCATCATTTGAGAAATTATAATCTTTATCAATATATTCTAATACGGATTCATAAATTCTATCAAATAATTTCTTATATAGATCTTGGTCTATAGACTCTTTATCACCTTCAAATAAAACAGTCGAATAGAAATTTTTGAAATCTTTTGTATCCATAAAAGAAGATATCATTTTTCCATCTAAATTACCATAAACATTTTTTAATCTTTTTAAACCATTATCATCTAAACTAAGATTTCTATCTTGGTATTCAAAATAGATAGTAAAGATATAAAATAATGTAGCTCTAATAACTTCATTTACAAAATGATCATAGTGTCTATCTTTAACTTTATTACGTGTTGTAGAAACGTTACATTGATCAAATAATCTACAAGCAATTCTATTTCTAATAGATATACAATTTGTAATTGTTTTCTTATAAAGTAATCTTGTTACTTTCCAAGTATTTATTGTATATTTAAATTCTTCTTTAACGTACTTTATTCCTTTTTTACTATGGTTACCAATCAGTGCATAGTATGTAAATATCGATATAACACAAATGACATACACAGTTGAAACCATAAATAATTTAACACCAGATACAGGAACTGGATCCAGACCAATTGCATAGAAATAATGGTCTAAAACGTATGGAGTGATTGCTCCAAGAATAATTGTAATAAGAAGCATTGAAAGAAAAGTTGCTTGCAATCTCCATCTATACATAAGATGGGATAATATGATATTGGTTAAGTCTTTTTTTAGTTTTAAGCTAATTATAATATCTTTCATAGTATAGTCTATCCTTGTATAAGATTCTTTACTCTCCGTTTTAAGAAATCTTGTACATAGCTATAGAATTCTTCCTCTTCAAACATACTAGGGATATTATCGCTTGCGGAATATTTCATTAAGAAGATTTTTTCATAGGTAGATCTAAAATGAGCTCTATCAAAAAGATTATATCTATCGTCCCTATCCTTTCTATCTATACCTAAGATATAATCGAATAGGCTATTATATATACTATTTGATAGCATTACATTTTCAAATTTATCATTTACCTCTTGATCATCATCAGATTTACGTCTGACGATACAGTGTTTTCTTAACATACCAATTCCAGGAGATAATAAATATACTTTGTCTGGGAAAACATTTAACCCACAGTAGTATGAAGAAAATTCATCTATATCTAAGAACAATTTTCTAAAAGGTACACCTAAATCCTTGTACCCAGATCTGGTACAATTTATTGGTTGAGTTAGGCATATGTGTCTAATAGCAGAATCAAATATATTACCTTTGTTCATAATATTATATACCAAAGTAGATAGTAGCCATCTGTCAAGAATAATAATAATCTTTTCATTCTCCAACTTAGGAGCGATGATATTGTTAAAAGTATCCCTCATATTTAGAATCATCAAACTTTGAAGAATATCTGTAGGATAATTTTCAATGGTTAAAAGCTCTCTGATCTTTTTATATATCTCGCTACCATCATTGTATGGAAGAGATAAAGTCATAGCAGTATAACCATCGAATTCTTCAGGATGATCGTTTATATAATCAGAAAGCTTTTTACATGTTGTAGTCTTACCAGAACCATCGGTTCCCTCTACAACAATCAGTTTGCCTAAACGATTATTATTATTTGAAAACATATGTATCCTCCTTTGGATATTATTAAAGTGTTGTTTTAAATTACCACAAGAATAAAGAGTATACCAGTAAAGGTATACTCTTTTGTCTTTGTGTTTATTAAAAATAATCAGCAACACCATTCAAGATTTCGTTTTGAATAGCTTCTTCCAAGGATAATACGATTCTATCGCCATTTTTCAATTTCATAGAAACAGTACGGCCATCTTCATTTAGATTGATCCCATTATATAAGCAATCAAATGTTTCTAGCACTGTTTTGATATTAGCAGATTCAGAAATTAAGAAAGAGTTAATTTGAGATTGAGTAAGAGGTACCAAGATCTCAGTAGATTCTGCTAGGTTACCATATTTAGCGATATTATTGATTTCATCATTACGACGGAATAATTCAGAAGTAGGATTGATCTTATAATACTTCATATCACCATATTGACCAACAGATTCTGTTGTTACGATAGAAGTAGTATATGCTTTAGAATGAGAAGGGAAATATACGCGGTCATATGTAATGATTTGCATACCCTTTACAGTCATTCTACCATTTTCATTTGCCAAAGAACCAACAGCTCTAAGAGAGAAAGAAGGTTTTTGACCATCTCTTAAATCATCATTAAAAGATCTACCGAGGTCATTATTAGTACCACGGAAATGAGCTTTTACAAAATTACCATCCATCCAAAGTTTAGTATACCACACTTGTTCTAAAGTTGGATCGATTTTACTTTGACGTGCAAGAGTTGCATCAGATGGATGACCTGCTTCACCTTTAAAGTTACCAGTTTCTACTAGTTCTCTAGTTCTATCAGAGTTGATACCTTTTTCCAATTCATCTGTTGGATAGTATCTTCTATTACGATTTACTTCATCACCTTCTTGAAGTACGCCTTCAGCGATGATAAATCCATTTTTATTTACTTCTTTAACAGTAAATTCTACATTAGCTCTAGTTTCTTCACAGATAAT